AGGTCGCGGGCAAGGAGGTCGGTCGCTTCCTGTTCCGTGATCTTCATGCCCGCCTTGGGCGCAGGCGGTCCAGCGGCCGCTGTGTGGCCGTAACCAATCGTCCAGACGCCCACGCTGTCCTTGTAGGCTGCCAGGCGCAGCCCCTCCCAACGTTTGATCAGGTTTAGCCCTGCGGCGTTCATTTGTTGGCAATCTGGCTGATGCGGTCGGATATGCCGGTCAGCATCCGGTCAACCTGTGTAAACCCGTCGCGGATGTCCGTCTTGACTTCGCGCATGGCAATGTTGAAATCGTCCTTCTGGACGTAGCTAATGGGAAACTTGCGCACGTCAGCGTCAATCCGGTCAAGAGCCGCGTATATGCGGTTCAAGACATAACCTCCAAAAACGCCCGCAATGACGTAGGCGATGTTAAACAACACCTGATAGTCCACGCCCGTCACCTCGTTAGCAGGTTGCCTTTTGCGTCGTATCCATTCCCGTAAGCATCTATTACTACGGGTTGAATAGCGTTTGCGCCAGAAATAACCGGGGGAATGTATGCGGCTCCTCGGCCAATAGCCTACATAGTGTTAACCAATGCGCTGGGCGGCGGGCGCCCAGCCAACACGTTTTCCGTTAAGTTGCTGGCGCGGCGCATAGCCATGCGATTAGCTGCGGTTTTGGCGGCTAACGAACCTGCGGCAACAGCACCCAACGCGCCTAACGCCGCCGGTTGGGTTGCCAAAGCACCTGCGCCCGCGCCCGCGTAACCTATAAACTTTTGCATATTTACTTCAGGGGCCAATTTACCAATAGTGGCCAACGTGTTTTCGGTAATGGTTCCTTTTTGCAAACTACGGATTACCGTTTGCTCTTGGGGAGTAAACTTACCCATTAGACGGCGGTCGTTTACAATAGGTTGTAAACGCGATTGCAAAACCGCAATGTGTGGGCGGTTGCCTTTTGAAGTGTCTACTTTTGAAATTACGCTGTCAAGAATTTCACCCTTGCGCGCATTAGTCCATTGTTGCCGCGCCTGCCGTACCAACTCTACCGCGCGGCGGGGATCGCCGGAAGACACTTGCGACGCATCAAGCGTGTTAAAAAAAGTATCTAGCCTGTCCTGCACAACGCCCGCCATACGGTTAGATTGCGCACCTACAGAGGTAACTTTTCCTGATTCCGCGCTACGGCCAACATTGCCAAGATCGCTGCGTATTTTTTCCAGTTCTTGAAATGACAAGTCTGGGTGCTGTCGATTGCGTAGATCGCGAATGATACGAAGGATAGGCGCACGGTCGCGCGTTGTGATAGACGCGCCCTGTTGCATCAACGTGTTTTGTAACTCATTGGCTAAATTATCTGCGATATGTGGCAGAACGTTCACGCCCTGTTGTTCAGCCTGTCGGTAAAATTGCTCCGCACGCGCGCGTATATTTTCGCCAGTTGTGTACGGGCGCGGCGACCTACCGCCGGCCAAACCTCCGGCAAGTCCGCCGGCTAACGACACAAGAAACAGTTTGAAAGGGTCAGTTTCACCGCCTTCAACGGCGGTTTGCGTTGCGGCGCCGGACGCAGCGCCGCCAAGCGTTTGCGCGCGGATGCCGCGCCCCATTTCGGTGGCTACACCGCGAGACAAAGACCCTCTTGGCAGCATAGAAGCAACATTGCGAAGGGCCACAGCTTGGCCGCCAACCGGGATGGCGGCTTCAAGCCCCGCCGCGTAAATGCGTTGCGCGGTTGTTTGTGGCTGACGAGTGCCGGGAAGACCCGTGCTTTCATATGCCTGACGAATAGCCTCAGACGGCATCGTCATGCGCGGCGCCCCAAACGGCGTAGCCGCCAAATTGTACGCGCCTGCGCCAAGATCAGACAAGCCCAGCGCCAATACGCCCGCAGCCGCGCCTGGCGCTGCGCCAACACCCGCAAAAGGCGCACCTGCCGCTGCGCCCGCCCCCGCAGCCACGCCATACGGCAGCAATGCGCGGGTGGTGACGCCCAACCACTGCTGAAGGCTGTTGTCGGCTTCAGCAACATCCGGATGCTGTGCCAACACCGCCGACAGCGCATCCTGTTCAGTCGCATTATCCGGCAAGCCATCAACCGTGTAAGAAGACTTGTCCGGCATGGTGACGGTAAACGACGCCATGTTAATTTTTCCTGACTGTTACGCCTGCGGGGAGCAAAGCACGCGGGGGCACCAACTGTTGCTCTGCGTTTTGCCGTGCTGACGTTGCGCCCTGCACAATAGGCGCGGAAGGTGACGCGCCGCGATAGCTATACGTATCGTCAAAAGCAGACTGTATGTTTGCGTTGGCGGTTTGCAAATCAGCTTGATACCGTTGCAACGCGCGTTTGAAATCAACGTAATCCTGATTTTGCGCAAAAGCGCCGACGCTTTGCTCCAGTTTTCTACCTTCTGTGTCTGACACGTTGCCCAACGCACCGCCGGTGGGCGACGCCGCGCGCATGGATTGCAAGGCTGAAAAACCCGCCCCAGCCTTAATTTTGTCAAACAGCGCCTGCGCCCGCCGCGCAGAACTGCTTACGTTGGGCGTGTTAGCCCCAAACAAGCCGGTTATGTCTTTTAAGCCCGGATCATTCAACAGCTCTGTAACATCGGCTAAATCTTGGTTCAAACCTGTAGTTGTCGTCTGCAATGCCGCAGAAGCTTTTGGATACGCCTGATCCAGTTTAATTTTGACCTTGGGGTCAATACCTCCGGTTTCAGCCGCCTGGGCAGCAGCTTCTTGTTCAGCCTGAAATTTTCGTTCCGCAAGATCGGCGGCGGCGGCTTGGGCTGCGGTCATGGGCACGGGTTGCCCCGCGTTTGCGGCCTCGGCGTCTAGCTTCTGCTGATCAAGAGCCAGCCTCTGCTGCGATACGCCCAACTGGCCCTGCTGGATGTCCGCGTTCCTCTGCTGAAGTCCCGTTGGGATACGGTCCAGAATAGCGCGACCTTGGGCGCTGCCCGCCAGCGAGCCCTGAAGCGCAGATACCCGCATCTCATCCGAGCCCATGGCCAGCAACTGGTCAACCTGCGGCTTGACGGACGCCTGCACCTCGGGGGCCAACATATTGAAGCCCGCTATGACGGCTTCCTTGGACCCGTTGCCGCCGAGCGCCGCCGCGTAGGCGGGCGTCATCGCCTTAATGATTGCGTCCTCTTGAGCCGTTTGCTGCGCTGCCGCGTCGCTCTGCTGCTGGCGGTCGAGGTTGTACATATTCTCCAGCCCCGCCGTGCGGGTCTGCATCATGGCGTTGACGTCGGGAAGTTGGGGCGCCGCCGGAAGCATGGCATTGGCGATAATGTTGGGATCGCTGCGCATGATGAACCTTACTGAGATGGCGAAATGTAGCTGGGTTGGATAGACTGAAGATAATTCTGGTACGGCTGCGCCGCTTGATACTGGCCATATGAATTTGCGGCTTGCGTGGCGATACTGCCGATGTTGTTTGCCATTCCGGTCATGGCGTTGCCCTGCGCCATGGCTTGCTGGGCACGAATGTCGCCCGCGCCCACCATCAAGTTGCCAATATTCTGGGACGTCGAACCGATGTTGGCGGCCTGCCCCGACGCCGCGCCTTGCCCCAGACCAATCCGATACTCCAGCGGTTGCAATTTAGCCTGCCGTTCCGTAAGGTAGCGATTGAAAGCGTTCTGGTACTCTTGGCTGGCAAGGTCTTGGCCGTATTGTGAGACGCCTTTCAACGCAGAGCCGGACTGCAAAAGCCCCCGCGCAGAAGCGGACCGATCAAGAGCCTTGATGCCTTCCGCCAGACGGAACTGATAGCCTGGGTCGGCGTTGAACTTATCCATGCCAAACGGCGTGTAGTTAGACGCCTGTTCGTAGTTTGCCAGCGCGTTGACGCCGGTCTGGCGAAAAGGCTCCTGCAAACCAATCTGCCGCTCCATCGCCGCGTTCTGCTGGGCGATGGTTAATTTGGTCGCTTTCAGTTGCTTTTTGGCCGCGCTTTTGGCGGCATCAGCACTTTTGTTGGCTCCGTAAATGGACGCCCCTGCGCCAATAGCGGCCGCGCCAGCAGTAGCGGCTACCATTAAAGGGATTGGCATGGGGAAAACTCCTTCAAGTATTCGTGAAGCGTCTCGCCATATAGGTGCATGACGGTCTTGGCCGCTTTCATAGCATCCGCGTGCCCTCGCGTCAAAAGAACAACCAGCAAGACCAGATCGTAATATCCAGCGCGCCACATGAACGACCGGGCGTCTGCCTGGCCCTCACGCTCGGCGTCATCAGACGCTTGCCACTTCAGCACCAACTGCGCCATTGCGGCTTGCAGCGCGGCATCGTTGGCCAGAAAGAAGGGGTTGGCAGGCATAGTGACCAGCGATGCCCAGATGGCCGCGTTCAGGTCATCACGGCTGACAGGGTCGCCGTCAGCCACGTCGTCCAGCATCTGAATCACGCGCCAGACGTCGATAAGCCATTCGACAGCCGCAGACGGCAGTTCGAGGGTTACGCCGAAATGATGCCGCAAATCATCAAGCACGGTCAAGCCATAATCATCAAGTTGACAATAGGCATATCAAGAGCCGCGCCGCCCGAACTCTGAGCATACAACTGCACTGCGGATGTTGAGTACGTACCTGCTGCACCGTTAGTAGAATTATTGCCAAAACCAATAGACCAGGTAGTGCTAGGGCCAGCCCCCCCGCCGCGCGCCGTGCCAGTTACAATAGCAGCATAGTTGGCGCTGGGCATGGGCGTGGTAAATGTCACCAGATACACGCCCGTGGCCGACGAAGTGACGGAGGCCACGTTTGCACTAGAACGGATAGTTGGCGACGATGTCGTACCGTCAAAACTCACCCACGCGCGGCAGCCGTAGTATTTGGGATTACCGCCCGTCATGGTCATGCCGTTGGTCTGCTGGACTGTATCAGGAAACGTAACGCCCGCGCCGCCGTCGATGATGACCGTCATGGGTTAGCTCCAGTTGCCGATGGACACTGCCGCGCTGTCGCCCAGAGCCCGGATCTTGAAATAAGAGCCGATGCCGACGACCGCAGCGGCCGCAACGGTAAGTGATACCTGCGGGATCACCGTACCGCCAACGGTCACAATAGTGACGCCTGTAATGCGGGCAAAGCCAACAGTACCTAAAGTTGCAGTAGCAAGCGTTGTATTGGCAGCGGTGTTGTAGGTAACCTGTCCCGTAGCTGCAGTGGCCAGAGTGGCTTTGTTGGCCAACGACCACCAATACTGTGAGAGCGTAGCCCCGCCGCCCAACGCAAACCCAAATGAGCCAGATGTCGCGCTCATGCTGGACAACGAAAACGTGCATTCAAACTCGTAGGCGCCCGCCACCAGCGTAACCGTACCGTTGGACACGGCGTTAAACAACTTTTGTGCCGCCGTCTGGCTGGTCAACGTGTAGGTTGCCTGCTGAAGGATGAACTGGTCCGCCAGCACCGCGCCGCGCTGCGACGTGGCACCCGTCAGATAAAACGCGGGGTTGGTGAACTCCAGGGTGCCTGTCGTGGCGCTGGTAAGCGGATCGCTGGTAAGGGTAAGCTGGGACATGAGGGCTCCGTTACAGAATTACCCAGCGCGAGCCGGATGGAATGGTGATGGTGACGCTGCCGTTGACCGTCAGCGGGCCGGTAGAAGATGCGTTTTTGCCGGAAGGAATGCTGTACGACGTTGTGACGGTCTGGCTGTTCAGGATGAATATCTGGTCGCCGCCGGCGCCCGAAGCGCCACCGCCGATGCCCGCCCAACCAGAACTGCTGTAGCCCTCAAACGCCGCTGTGGTCGAGTTGTAACGGATCATGCCGATAGCAGGCGCGTCCACGATGCTGGTGCCTGCCAATACGGTCTGTGACACGCTGACAGTGTAGGTGCCGATGCCGCCCGATCCGGTAAGGAAGTCCGTGACGCGTGTGCCTGACGTGACGCCGGTGCCTGAGATGACTGCGCCGATGTACAGCGTACCTGACGTGACGTTTGTGATGGTCAGCGTCGTGGTGCTGATCTGTCCAACACCTGCAAACGCGCCCGCACGCTGCGCCGTCGTGCCGACCGGCAGCTTCATCTGCCCTGTGCCGCCCATGTACAGGTACTGGTCAATCGTGACCGTCTGCGAAGCGGCAACCAGGCGACCGGAAACGGTCTTGGCGCCCGTGATGTTTTCCGACGCGTTCAGGGTGGCGACCGTTGTGGTGCCGGTAAACGTTGGATCGGCCGTCAACGCAACCGTGCCCGTTGCGGCAGGGAAGGTGACAGTGTTGGCCCCGGCAACGGCGGGCGCTTGCAGTTCAACGTAGCCCGACGTTGAACCGTACAGACGGATCAAGTTTATGTTGACGGGCGGGATGCCATCAATGTGATCGTATGTGCCGACCAGCGTGTCGTTGCGGTCTTTGAGAATGAACTTGTAGGCGTCCCCGTAGTTTAGCCAGATTTCGCTTGGCGTGCGCCCAGCGGCGTCAAGGACGATAGGGTTAGCGTGCGCCGTACCGCCGGCGAAATCCGTGTACGCCGTCTTGGGGGTTGTCGTACCCGCCCCGTAAGTGTAGATCTTGCCGCCCGCCAACGGCGTGCCGTTGTCGTCGAAGAACTGTGCGCCAGCACCGGCAAAGGGGGACAGGTTGACGGTCATGTTGGGAACCTAACGTAAATTTGGTTTCTAAGCAATCTGGTAGTTCACGTTGAAGACATACGTCGCCCCCACAAGGGTCGTTACGTTTACACGAAATTCCAACAGATTTGACGCCAGCGTGATTGAGCCAACATCGCTGACCCCGGCGGCGGTAGTGATGAACATGCCCGCCGCTACGTTCGGGGCAAGTTTGTTCAAAACCGGGGGTGTCATGCGAAACACGGTGTCGCCCGTTGCCGTAGGGGTAAGCACAAACGAGCCCGTAAGACTGATGGTAGTGCCCATTTGGTTGTAAAAACAAGTGCCTGCCGTCAACGAGGCAACGTTGGTGACAGTCGTAAAAGTCGGGATAAAAGCGGCAGGCGTAGGCGTGTATGTGTGTAAAAGGTCAAAAAACCGATACCATTCGCGCGACACTTGGACGGGTTCGACGGGGCCGCCGGGACCGCCGTCGCGTGCGCTAAGGGGTTTTTGGATGCTGCCTTCGTTCAATTGAACGCGCTGCGAGGGGATTTGCGTTGCGTTAGGAAGAAGTGCCACTGAGGATCAACTCCGCACCCATGATTACAATTTTGGTCGGATCGGTGCCGGATACCTCATACACGCGGTCGCGCAGCTTCTGTGTCATGCCCAGCCGACGCCAGAACACCCGCTGCTGATACTGCCCGATGGCGCCCAGCGACGTCCAGTGCTCGCGGGACCACGTATGGCCGCCATCGTCGGACCAACGGAGCATGGCCTGCGGATTGCTGCCCTGCCCGTCGTTAAGTCCTGCGCCGCTCTCGCAGTCTAACTGCAAGGAGTGCTGCGCCGTGCGGCGCAGGTTGTTCTCGCCCGTTGGCAACGCCCGCCACGAACGCAGCCATTTCTGCGGATGGTCGTTGTCAGCGTAAACGTCCAAATCAAAAGCGTAAATGTTGCCCGTTTCGTAATCGCCAACGATGGTTTCGTTGTTGAAATTCATCTGACAATTTGACCTGTGACGATCAAACTGGCCGTTTGACAAGGACGCGCGTTCATGCCAAGCGCCGGTGATGGTGTCGTAGACCCAGGTTGCGCCGGCGGTCGGGAACGACAAGACATAAAACTTGTGGCCCTCCTGCTGGTAGGAGTATGCAACGGCGTCCGAAATCGTGCTGTAGTTCTGGATGGCAAACTCAACCGCGTGCGTTGAGATGCGCTGGGCTTGATAGCCGTTGGTGGCGTAGATGATACCGCGCCCGCGCGCGTCAGCGCCGAGCCAGAACAGCCGGTTGTCCAGTTTGGATACCGAATAGACCGCAGCGCAACCGATCTCGTTGAACGCGCCTTGGATGCGCTGAAGCGGGAAATCGGCCGTACCGGCGTTGTACCAGACCTCAACCGTCGAGGTGCCAAACAGCCACGCTTCGCGGTGGTCAATGTTAACGCACAGAAGCTGATCCGGCGCACCCTCGGCGCTGGCAAAATCCAACGGATCGACGCTGGTTCCGTCCAGCAGGCTTGTCACCCACACGCGCTGCGAGTTGGGCTCGTTGAAGACAAAATACCCGTCCAGATACCCTACGGTGGAAGACCCCGGAAAGTCAGGGTCGCCAATCGGCGCAAAAGCGCCGGTGCTCATGTTGTAGATGTAGCCGTTTGGGTTGGCCGCGATGAAAATCTGCGTGCCGTTATCCGCAATAGAAACTTGTTCCGTTCCGTCAATCGTACCGAGAAACGTTGCGTTGTAGCTGGTGTCGATCTTGTACAAACCCGTACCGGATATCACGTACCCATCCGATCCGGTGATTTGCGGCGACCACAGCCCTCGAACAGGGCCGGTGCCGATATTGGCAAGCAGTCGCAGCCCCGGTGCGCGGTTGAGGAACGCGGGCTGTTTGCCGCCTTCCGGCACCATTTCGGGGAACGTATTGACCATGCGGTTGTCCGCCGCGTTGACGCTGCGGGCTACATACGCACTTCCCAATATAGGTGTTTGCATCAGGCTTGACCTTTAATAGTATTAGGCCTTAGTAGTTCCCAGCGTAGATATTGAACCTTTGCCTAGTCCCGACAATGCTGTACGGCAGCGCCATGATGTCGCCGGGGTTGTTGATGCGCTTGATGTTGCGCTTGGACGTCATGGCGATGCGTGACACTTGCCGGGAGGGTTCAGTGCCAAACTCAGGGGCCAATTCGCAAGCCAGATTGTACCGGAAACACCGGAGATAGCCTGGTGGAAAGAGCAGATCGGTTGCCAGACTAGCGGGTTGGTCAAGTTCCTGAACCGAGATGAAATGGAACTCCAGAAGTTTGGTCGGAACCGGATAGATGTACAGGTCAAGATTAGGATACGTCATGTTCACGAACATGACCTGCGGGTACGTGCTGGTTACGGTTTTCACCGCAATGCCGTCGTACTGCTGCTGATTGATCAGCTTGATGCCGTAAGAAATGCCTGTTGTCGGATCACGGAAATAGGTGCTGTCGTCGATCTGTACCGGACGCTGGATGGAGGAGTGCAAGATCGTGCCGAGCACTGTAGCCGTCGTTGTCACCGTGCTGGCAAAGGAAATGGTGCCCACACCCGTCGCCGTGATCGTATACGTGCCGTTGTAGGTGCTGGGCGTCATGCCGGAAACAGTGATGCTTTCGCCCACCAGAAAGACAAAGACGCTTGAGTACCCCATCGTGACCGTTGTGCCGTCGCCGCTGGCAGACGTGACGGAGGCCGTTTTGGCGCCCAGCGTGCCGCTGGGGCCAAGCGTGCCGCTGATCGTATTGGGCAACCAATTGATGACTTGGTCAAGGGTTGAATAAACCGACAAGCGTTCAGTATTCCATGACTGAAGCATCTGGTTCATGGCCGTAAGCGCGTCCTGCGACGTGTCGGCGGAGGGGGTTTCGCCCTCTGCCAAAACGCCGATAAGCCTGAGAGAACCGTTTATCAGGTCGCCTGCTGTCGTCATGTCATTCGCTTTTCGCTATGCGCGGGCGCCCGCGACGCCGAGGTTCGGCCAAAAGATTAGCTTGTTCTGCGGTTTCAAGCAATGGCTCATCCGGCGGACTGATGATTGCATTCAATTCGGCGGGATCAAACCGGGTCCAGCCGTTCGTTTCGTCATATTGGGCTTCCATCTCCAAGGACGCGATTTTGACGCCGTGCTTGGGGTGATGAAGATAGATCATATTCCCTCCAAAAAGAGGCGGGCGGCCAGAAGACCGCCCGCCGTTAGGTTACGAGATGGCGTACAGAGCCCAAGTGCCGGTACCCGTCTTACGGGCGCGGAACGTGCGGACAGTGCCGGCCGTGGCAGCAACGGTCATCAGACCCTGCGAACCACTGGTGCCGATTGTCCAGCCGGTGTTGGTCGTCATCGTGATGACGAAGGCCGCCGTGGTAATGACACGGAAGTCAAAAACCGTGCCGACCTTACTGTTGGTCAGCGCGGCGTCCACGTCGGCGGCCAGCGGCAGCGTGTAAGCCGCAGCAGCGGTAGGAGTGCCGATGAGGATATCGTTGGTGATCTGCGCCACGGTGAGGGTTACGGTGTCAGCCGCCGTCGCCGGGGCCGCCGTAACCGTAACCTTAACTTCGTTCAGGTTGCCATCATTAAACTGATAGCCGCCGCCTACAGAGGGGATTGCCATGAGGAAAAGTCCTTCTTGATTGAGTTGATGCAGGCGCTGGTGTTACCCAGCGCCCAACCATTAGCCCCAGAGACGCACGGCCATGGGCGCGCGGATCACGGAGTAGCCATAGAGCACGTCGATACGGCACGGCAGGCGATCATTGTTGATGTCGAACTGACGAACGATACGCAGCGAAATGCCGTTGTGAACCTGGCGGGATGCCATATCCACTCCCTGCGGCAGGATCAGGTCCGCCGTGGCGAACGTGATGGCGTCCTTGTGGTAGACCAGGTTCTGCGGGTACTGCGTCGAAGCTGCACCGAGGAACGTAACCGCAGCCGCCGATACTGGGAACGAGTCCACAGTCGCGAGAGCGTTGGTTGCGGTGTAGATGGCCGGGCTGATGGCAACGTTAGTGAACGTGCTGCTGGCAGCGGTGTTGGCCGCCGTAACCACGAACTGCTGAAGCGAACCCGTGGACTGACGGGTCTGCGGATTGACTGCGTACACGTTGGCAATGGTGAACACGTCACCAACAGCAAGCGTGTTGCCGGTCGTACCAGCAAGAGTGATCGTGGATGACCCCTGCACGGTCATGGTGGCCGACACAGTGATCGTGCCTGTACGCGAGCCGGTCGTGTGCTGCTGGATCGACTGAGACATGTTGATCTCTTCGTACCCGAGGACGCCTTCACCCATCATGCCGTTCTTGAACTGGCGGGAGACGGTATCAACCGGATTGAAAAGACCCTTCATGCCTTCGACCAGACCCGCGTTGGCCGCCGGATTGACGGTGGCGTAGCGGTTCTGCATCATGGACGCGAACTCGTTCAACTTCTGCTGGCCCTGAAGCAGGACAAGCGAAGTGGCCGGGGTCGTGCCGGGGGTGCCTACGGACGAGTAGATCGACTTGTAGCAACTGGCAACGTCAGCGTCGATGGACGCGGCAAGCTGCGAGATACGCGGCTTGAGCACGCGATCAGCGAAATCGTCGAGCTGCATGGTCAGTTCGGCAGACGTGAAGTTCACGCCGATGTGCTTCTGGTTGGAAACAGTGAGCGTGGTGTACTGCTCGTTGTCGTCCTGCACCTGAAGCGCGGCGCCGTCCGTCACCAGCGCGCGGTCCGGCAGACGGATACGCAGCGTGGAGCCGATCTTGGCACCTTCGGCGGCAAAGCTGTCGTCGTAGGCGCGGTTGACGTTGCGGGTGATAACCAGGTTGTTCTCAAGGATTTCGAGAGCTTTCCGGGTTATCATGTCAATCGTAAGGATCGTATTAGCCATGATATTGATTTCCTTAGGCTTTTAGCCTTAGCGTTTGCATTGAGCCTCGTACTTCTTGACCTGACGCAACCGATCTGCCTCAATCCATTCCGACGTTGACATGTTCTTCACAGAACGCGGGTCGGTAGTATCAAACGCAGGTGAGCCAGAGGCTCGGGCCGAAACAGGCGCAATAGGTGCCGGGGCGGTTGAGGTCTTTTTGGCCGGAGGATTTGAGACAATTTTTGCCTCAATCTTTCCGATTTCCCGTGCCTGCAAGAGCGGACTTAAACGCGCGATCCGGTCGGCTTCCTTGGGGTTTGATCCGAGGTAATAGATTACATCGGGGCCGTTGTCGGAAGATTGGATCGTTTGCGCCATGCTGTCGGTGACAGAAAGTTTGGGGTTGTATGCGACTTGGTCGAAGTCGTCGTACTTGCCTCGGGCTTCCTCTTCGCGGTCCTGGTAAGCATCCAGCGTCGTCTGGCGCTGGTACTCGGCATCGCGCTGGGCTACAAGTTCGTAGGCTTTGCGTTCTGCCAGAGCGTCTGCATAAGTCTGCGCGTTGGCGAAATCGTCAGGCTGGATCGGCGCCACCGGAACTTCCGGTGATGGCGGGGCCGTTCGTATTCGCTGCGCTTGCTCGCGCTCCCATTTCCGCTGTTCTCTTGCAAGACGTTTACCGACAATGGCGTCCAATTCTTCTTGCGAGAAGGTCTTGGATACCTCTGGCGGCGTCGGTTCCGGCGAGGAATTGTCTGGTTCGGGCGCAGGAGCAGCCGTTGCTTCTGGTGCCGGCGCGGGCGCACCCGCTAGTTCGTTCGTGTCCATCTATCGACCTTTCGGTTCCTG